AGTTCCTGACCACCAACGGCTCGGTGCTGTCGTGGGCTGATGTGGCGGGTGGCCTGGATTATCAGGGCACTTGGAACGCATCGACCAACACCCCAACACTGGTGTCTAGCACGGGCACCAATGGATACTACTATGTGGTGTCGGTGGATGGCTCGACCAACCTGAACGGTGTCACAGACTGGAAAGCGGGTGACTGGGTAATTTTCAACGGTTCCGTCTGGCAAAAGATTGATCAGAGCTGGGCCATTGCGGGTGCCAACGACAATATCACCTCGATGACGGGTGTCACGGGTGGCATTTCGTCGCCCGATTTCATCCAATTCGATACGACGGCGACCGTCACGGACGCAACGGGGCGTCTGTACTACAACGACGACGATCAGTTTCAAACGCTGGCGTTCCAGATGAACGGCAGTGTTATTCAGCATATAGGCGAGGAGATTTTCTATCGGGTACGACTAAGTGCTGCGGCCACTAAAGGCCAGGTGCTCATGTTCACGGGCACTCTAGGGGCTAGTGGTGGGCTGACCGCTGCGCCAGCAACAGGACTGACGTTTGATCAGTCAAATTACCTTCTCGGTATTGCGGGCGAGAGCGGTTCGACGAACGACTGGATAACAGTCTACGAGTTTGGTGAAGTCAAGGGAGTTAATACCTCCGCATTTACGCAAGGTCAGATTCTCTATTACGATCCAACAGTAACGGGCGGGCTTACCGCTACTAAGCCAAACACACCCAATGCCATTTCCACAATCGCGGCGGTTGTGCACGTGGGCGTCAGCAATGGCGTACTGTTCGTGCGCCCGACTTTCGGTTCAGCCCTTGGCGGCACAGACGGCAACGTGCGTTTTGGAACATTGGCATCTGGTAACACCGTTATCTATGACGCTGTCGATGGCGTATGGAAAAACGCTAACCTGACCGCCAGCACCGGCATCAGCGTTACCAATGGTGCTGGCTCGATCACCATCACCAACAGCGCCCCTGATCAAACGGTGGCATTGACGGCTGGAACCGGCATCAGCACCAGTGGTACGTATCCCAACTTTACGATCACCAACTCGGCTCCTGATCAAACTGTCAGTCTGACTGCAAGCACAGGTATCAGCACGAGCGGGACGTATCCTAGTTTTACGATTACCAATACCGCGCCAGATCAGACAGTAGCACTGACGGCAGGCACTGGGATTAGCACCAGTGGGACGTATCCCAACTTCACCATCACGAACTCAGCACCAGATCAGACGGTGGCGTTGACGGGTGCGGGGACAACCAGCATCACGGGCACCTACCCCAACTTTACGATAACCTCAAACGATCAGTATGTGGGTACGGTCACGAGCGTAACGGGTACTTCCCCCGTGGCCTCAAGCGGGGGCACAACGCCCGCGATCAGTTTGGCCTCGGGCTATGGCGACACCCAGAATCCATACGCTAGCAAGACGGCAAACTATGTCTTGGCTGCTCCTAATGGGTCTTCTGGTGCGCCAACTTTCCGGGCCATCGTGGCTGCGGACATTCCGACCCTGAACCAGAACACCACGGGCACAGCGTCCAACGTGACTGGCACGGTGGCAATTGCCAACGGCGGCACGGGCCAGACGACTGCTACGGCTGCCTTTGATGCGCTGTCTCCATTGACTACCAAAGGCGACCTTATCGCCTATGACGGAACAGATGGCGTAAGACTTCCAGTTGGTACCAATGGCTATGTTCTGACGGCTGATTCGACGGCAGCTTCTGGCGTTGCTTGGGCAGCGGGTGGTGGCGGAGGTGGTGGTGTTACGGCGTCAAACGACACCAGTACTTCGACCAACTTGTACCCGCTGTTTGCTGCGGCAACGACGGGCACGTTGACGACAATTTACACCAGCAACCCCAATTATCTATACAAGCCTAGCACAGGTGAGTTGAGCGTTACCGCCCCGCGAGCCAGCAACGGCATTCTTGTGAACAGCGCCACAGTAAGCGCTAATTACACGATTGCATCTGGCGATAATGGCGTGAGCGCTGGGCCTGTAACGGTGGCGTCTGGTATTACGGTAACAGTTTCTTCTGGCTCTGTTTGGACGGTGACTTAAATGGCTGTAACTATTGACGGAACCAACGGGATCACATCCCCTGACTTTGAGGTTGATGGCGTTACGGGCAAAGTGTACCCCCTAGTCTCCGGCACTTCTCAGGCGTCCACCTCTGGCACGAGCATCGACTTCACCAGCATCCCGTCTTGGGTGAAGCGAATCACGGTGATGTTTCAAGGGGTAAGTGGAAGTGGAACAAGTGCCAAATTAGTTCAGATAGGAACTTCAGGAGGAATTGAGGCTACTGGTTATTTATCAACAAGTAGTCTTTTGGGCTCCGCTTCAGGCGTAACCGCAAACTCAACTGCCGGTTTTATATGTAACAGCGCCTCGGCTTCAGAGGTTATTTCCGTAATTTTTACTATTGTAAATATTTCTGGGAATGCTTGGGTAAGTTCTTACACGGGGAAAGTAGCCACAACAACCACTGCTTATGGTGGTGGGGATAAAACGCTTTCAGGGACTCTTGACCGCGTCCGCATCACCACCGTCAACGGCACCGACACCTTCGACGCCGGTTCCATTAACATCTTGTACGAGTAAGCCATGAGCCTGAAACTAAACTCCTCCGGCGGCGGCAGTGTCACTCTGCAAGAGCCAAGCACGGCGAGTAACCTGACGCTGACGTTGCCTGCGGTGACGGGGACTGTTGCTACCACAGCACAGCTTCCAGCTAGTAGTTATATTGGAATACAAGGTCAGGTATTTACTTCATCCGGCACTTTCACGGTCCCCTCGGGAATTACTGCTGTCAAGGTTACCGTTATTGGGGGCGGTGGTAACGGAGGAACTGTTACCGGGTCAGGCTCTGCGGGTGGAGGGGGTGGAGGTGGCGGTGTAGCAATTAAATATGTGACAGGACTTACTCCCGCAGGAACGGTTACTGTAACAGTCGGCGGTGCCGCAGGTACATCTTCTTTTGGAGCAAGCTGTTCTGCCACAGGTGGGGCAACTGCTGCGACTGTTACGGGAAATAGCACAACCGGTGTAGGCGGCGCTGGTGGTGCGGGTTCTTCTGGCAATATTAATATCACTGGATCAGCTGGCTCAGGCGGTAGCAGGCTCGATGGTGTATATACTAAAAGTGGCAATGGCGGCGGTTCAAGCGGTTCTCAAGTTTTATCACCAGCTGAAAATACTGAAGGACTAACTGGTACAGGCTTTATTGGCGGTACTGGTGGACAAACAAGAAGCAGTGATGGTATAGGTAATGCGGCTGTTGGTTTTGGAAACGGCGGCGGCGGTGCTTATGCGACTAGCACAACAGACAGAGCCGGTGGAGCAGGTGTGGGCGGCATTGTAATTGTGGAGTATTGATATGCAAGCACTTATCTCTCCTAACGAAAAAGTCATTGATCCCAATACGGGAGATGTTATTGGCGAGCGTATTGCAGAAGTTTGTGAAAACGAATTTCCAATTGCGCCGCCTTTGTTTTGGACACCATGCGCCAACGATGTGCAGGCTGATTTGTGGTACTACGACCCAGCAGACCAGCAGATCAAACTAACACCGCAACCCACCCCTGTTGCTGATCCAGAATAGCCCGCCGAAGGAAAATATTAATGTCCACCTTAAAAACCAACAACGTGCAGGTAGGCCAGTCGGTCACAGCCACCAACAACTTCACGCTGTATCAACCGGCAACCCCTGACGGCACGGTGCGGCTGGGTGTGGGCAACTCCGGGGCTACGACGGCAGATGTCGCCAGCTTTACGTCTGCGGGCTTGTTCCAGTTCAACAGCGGCTATGGCTCTGTCGCAACGGCCTACGGGTGCCGCGCTTGGGTGAACTTCAACGGCACGAGTACGGTGGCGATTCGTGCCAGTGGGAATGTAAGTTCGATCACGGATAACGGCACGGGCGACTATACGGTCAACTTCACGACGGCGCTGGCGGATGCAAATTATTCGGCGCAAGTGTGGGCGGCGACTGCTGGCTCAACTGGTGTATTCATCCCAACTCAAAGCTCTACCACTGTTCCAACAACGTCTGCGTTAAGGCTTGTCACTCGAAACGGTTCAGCAACAGCAAACGACTTAGACTACGTTCAAGTCGCCATCTTCCGTTAACAAGGAGCAACCATGAGAATCATTTATCCCACCGACGACGGCGGCGTGGCCGTCATCATTCCTGCTGCCGAGTGCGGCCTGACGATTGAAGAGATCGCAGCCAAGGACGTTCCGGCTGGCAAGTCTTACCAAATTGTGGATGTTGCCGACATCCCCACCGACCGTACATTCCGTGCAGCTTGGGAGTATGCATAAATGATCTCTGTCAACATCCCCAAAGCAAAAGCCATTGCCCACGATATGCGCCGCACGGCTCGCTCGCAGGAGTTTGCGCCCCTGGACATCAAGGCGACTATCCCGTCAGAGGCGGCTGCGGCAGAAGCTGCCCGTCAGGCTGTGCGCGATAAGTATGCTGCCTTGCAGGCTGACATTGACGCAGCGCCAGATGTTTTTGCCCTTAAAACGATTGTCGAGCAAATGTAATGAACACAATTGACACCACCGCTGCCAAGCTGATGACGCATGAAGAAATTTGCGCGTTGCGCTACGAGCAGATTAATGCCCGTTTGAAACGCATCGAAGGCATCATGCTCAAAGTGGCGGGGGTAATGATTGCGGCAATGGCCGGAGTAATTTGGGCCAGCTTGTTGAGATAGCCATGTTTGACTGGTTCATCGCGTTCTTTTTGGCGTGCGTTCTATTAGCCTGTGTGCTCGCATTGGTTAAGATAGGATTCTGGATACTATGGATCCCCTAACAGCGTTTGCCGCTGCCCAAGCCGCTGTTGCAGGCATCCAGAAAGCGATCAAACTAGGCAAAGACATTAACGGCCTGGTGGGTGAGTTTGGCAAGTTTTTTGACGCCAAAGATGTAGTCCAGAAGGCGGCTAACGATAAGGCCAAGAAGGGGCAGTCAGACACCGGCAAGGCGATGGAGATCGTCATGCAAGCCAACGCTCTGCGCGAAGCCGAGGAGCAGCTAAAGCATCAGTTGGTCTATGGCGGTTACCCAGAACTCTGGGAGATGATGCTCAAGGAGCGGATGAAGATTAAGCAAGAGCGGGCCAAGGCTGAACGGGAAGCCAAGATCGCCAGGGTCAAGCTAGTCGCTCAACGGGTTCTTATCGCTCAGATTGTGGGCGTTGTACTGACAGTTTCCATTCTCAGCACAATTGTTGTTTTCATCATTAGACAGGCAACCCGTGACACCTGAACTTCAGAAGTATTACGAAGAACGGTTTAGTATGTTCTCCCAGCAGGGCTGGCTAGACCTGATCGAAGATATTGACAAAATGATCGAACCCCTAAATAATATTTCTACCATTCCCGATGAAAAAACCTTACACTTTCGTCAGGGTGAACTTTCAATCCTGACTTGGCTGAGAAATCTCAAGCAGATCAGCGAACGTGCATATGAGGATTTGAATGCTGAGAATGTATGAATTTGTCTGCGAATGCGGACAACGCACTGAGTGCCTGACTGATTATGAGACGGCCAGCATTTTGTGTTCGTGCGGGGGTGTTGCCTCGCGCACGATTAGCGCTCCAAAGTTCAATTTGGAAGGTTGGTCTGGGCACTTCCCGTCTGCATACGGACGGTTTGAGCAACGGCACACCGACAAATTGAATGCGGAACGCAAAGCCAACTCATAAGCAGGAATGCCGAGTTGAATCTCCTACAACCAAAATGGCAGGAACCATATGTTGATTGACCAAGAATCCGAATTGCCCAGTGAGATCGAAGCTGAGGAAGCGAAACAAGTAGTAGAGATTCCCGAGAAGTATCGGGCTAAAAGTCTCGAAGACGTTATTCGTATGCACCAAGAGGCTGAAAAGCTAATCGGTAAGCAGGCGCAAGAAGTCGGCGAAGTTCGCAAGCTCGCGGATGAACTCATCAAGCAGAACCTCGGTTCTAAGCAACAACCTATTCAAGAGGAAGAGCCTGAAGTAGATTTTTTTGAGAATCCTCAAAAGGCAGTCCAGAAAACCGTAGATCGTCACCCAGATGTTGTCGCAGCGCGTCAAGCTGCTGCTGATTTCAAACGGATGCAGATTCAACAAAAGCTATCGCAAGAGCACCCTGACTACGCTCAGTTGGTGCAAGACCCTGACTTTGCGGCGTGGGTAAAATCCTCGCCAGTGCGGGTGGGTCTGTATGCGAAAGCTGATGGTGAGTTTGATTACGACTCGGCCAATGAACTGTTGTCCACCTTCAAGCAACTGCGCGGCGTTAAAGTTCAGCAAACTGAGAAGGCAGGAGATGCCGTCAGAAAGCAGAACATGAAAGCAGCGCAAGTTGACACTGGTGGCTCTGGCGAGAGTTCCAAGCGCGTCTACCGCCGGTCCGACCTTATTAGGCTCAAGATGACAGACCCGTCCCGCTACGAAGCCCTTTCTGATGAGATCATGGTTGCGTATGCAGAGGGTCGGGTTCGATAAACCACTTTTGGAGATTTAACTATGGCAAACACCGCCTTTTCCCCCACTAATAGCGTTACCACCACCTCCGCAGCTAACTTCATTCCTGAAATTTGGAGTGATGAAATTGTTGCCGCCTATAAGAAAAACCTCGTCCTGGCCAACTTGGTCAAGAAGATGTCTTTCAAAGGCAAAAAGGGTGACACGGTTAACATCCCCTCGCCTGCTCGTGGCAATGCTTCGGCCAAAGCTGCAACTGATGCCGTTACTCTGATTGCAGAGAGCGACACCAACATTCAAGTGCTGATCAACAAGCACTATGAATACAGCCGCTTGATCGAGGACATCGTCGAAGTGCAAGCCCTGACCTCGCTGCGCTCTTTCTACACGGAAGACGCTGGCTACGCTCTGGCTCGTCGCATCGATACCGATCTGGTTCAATTGGGCCGCAGCTTCAACGGCGCTACTGTTGGCACGGACGACTATGCCACGAGCAACACGACCACCAAGGCTTTCATCGGCTCTGATGGCACGACTGCTTACAACAGCACGACCTCCAACGCTGCTGCACTGACTGATGCTGCTATCCGCCGCACCATCCAGCGCCTGGACGACAACGACATCCCTATGGATGGCCGTTTCTTCCTGATCCCCCCGTCGAGCCGCAACACCCTGATGGGTCTGGCCCGTTACACCGAGCAAGCGTTCGTCGGCAACGGCGATGCTATCCGCAACGGTGAAATCGGTCAGCTGTACGGTATGGCTGTGTTCGCTTCGTCCAACGCCGACACCGGCGCTGGCAATAGCGCTGCTGACCGTATCTGCTTGATGGGCCACCGCGACGCGATGGTGCTGATCGAGCAACTGGGCATCCGCTCGCAGACTCAGTACAAGCAGGAATACCTCGGTACCCTGTTCACGGCTGACACCCTGTACGGCGTGAAGGCTCTGCGTACCAGCGCAACCAGCACCGCTTCGAACGCTTCTGCCGCCTTCGCTCTGGCTGTTCCGGCCTAATGAATAGCCCCCCGGTCACAAGCTGGGGGGCGTCTTTTTAAGGAGATATAAATGGCTGCTGCATCCGCTATCACTTCCCGTCGGGGGAATGATCAATTCCGTGGTATCTACTCGGATACGTGGGCTGTTACTTGCACTTTGGACACCGCCGAAGTTGCAGATCAGGCCACTGGTACCGACACTGTGACCGTTCCTGGCGTTGCCTTGGGCGATATGGTGATCGGTCTTTCGACTGGCGTAAGCGAAGGCGGGCTTGTCCGTCGCGCATACGTTTCTGCCGCCAACACCGTCACCATCGCCAGCACGAACACCACCGGCGCTGCTGTGAACTTGGCATCTACGACTGTCAAGCTAGTTATCGCTCGCATGGTCTAAACAGCAGGGGGCCACAAGCCCCCTGTTTTCTAAGGATTCAAATGGCAACATTTCGCTGTCTTCAGAGTGGCAATACGGTGACGTTCACTCTTCAGCACGATATTGATTCAATGCGCGGTCATGCCGGGTACGTGCGCATCGATGATCCGTCGCCGACTGAGATTGACCGCAACATTACGCCGCTTCGCCCGCCGCAACAGATGCCTCCGCAACGAGGCCGTCCTCGTAAAGAAGTAACTATTTAAGGACTGATATGTACGGAAAAGCACCCAAAATGTCTACGCCCAAAGCGCCTGCCAAAAAGGGCGGCACTCCGGTCACCATCATGGTGGCTGTTGGCAAGCCCAAACTGCCCGTCCGTGGCCAGCGCACGATGACCAACAAGATGACCCGAGGCAAAAAATGAAGACCAAGGCTGAGAAGAAAATCAGCAAGGTCATGCGAGAATTTAAGGCGGGGGAATTGACCTCCAACAAGAAGGTGGTCAAAAACCCCAAGCAGGCTATTGCCATTGCGCTGTCGCAAGCAGGAAAGGCAAAGAAGAAATGAAACCCGGTCTTTACGCCAACATCAATGCCAAGCAAGCCCGCATCAAGGCTGGCTCTGGCGAGAAGATGAACAAAGTCGGCTCCAAGGCCGCGCCCACTAACGCGGACTTTAAGAAAGCCGCCAAGACTGCCAAGAAGCCAAAGCGATGAGCAAAACGGCCACACACTACCTGCCGGATGGCAAAGTCTACAAAGGCCCAATTCACAAGGAAGGCGGGGTCTTGATGACGGGTGCAAAGCACACGGCGCAAAGCAAGACACTGACCCACACGCCGCCCAAAAAGGCGAAGAAATGAAAACCCCCGCTTGGCAGCGAAAAGAAGGAAAATCTCCCTCTGGCGGCTTGAACGCCAAGGGGAGATCGTCCTATAATGCTGCTACCGGGGGCAGTCTTAAAGCCCCGGTGAAGTCGGGCGACAACCCTAGACGGGCCTCCTTCTTAGCGCGAATGGGCAATATGCCTGGGCCTGAGTACAAGGATGGCGAACCGACTCGCTTGCTTTTGTCCTTGAAAGCCTGGGGCGCATCGTCCAAAGCAGACGCTAAAGCAAAGGCTAAAGCGATCTCGGCAAGGAACAAGAAATGACCTACCTGCAACTGATCAATGAGGTGTTGGCACGGTTGCGCGAGACGACTGTTTCTACCAATAGCGAAACAACTTACTCGTCGCTTATCGGCAAGTTTGTCAACGATGCCAAGCGCCAGATTGAAGACGCCTTCAACTGGGATGTGCTCTCGCAAGACCTCGCGGTCAATACTGTCGCTGGAACTTACAAGTATTCCTTGACCGGCGCGGGCCAGAAGTTTCAGTTGCAGGATTCGATTAACATCACCTCCAACGTCGGCCTGAAGAACATCTCCTTCCCGCTGATGAACCGGCGGCAGAACTTTGCTACACCAGTCTCTGGTATCCCCAGCGAGTTCATTTTCGAGGGTGTCGATGTTAACAACGACGCCAAGGTGACGCTCTATCCTCGTCCTGATGGCGTCTACGCATTGCAATTCACGTTGACGATCCCCCAGGCTGATCTGGCCTCCGACGGTACTGTGCTTCTAGTGCCTAGCGCACTGGTGATACAGAACGCCTTTGCGCGTGCGCTGGCTGAGCGCGGTGAAGACGGTGGACTGTCCTCGTCTGAAGCCTATCAGTTGTACCGCGCCATGCTCTCAGACTACATTGCGCTGGAAGCTACTCGTTTCCCCGACAGCCAGGAATTTGTCGCGGTATGAGCGAACCACTTTCCACCTACAGCATTTCAGCCCCCGGTTTCTACGGGCTGAACACTCAAGACTCGCCTCTTGATTTGAATGCTGGCTTTGCGCTGGTGGCGACCAACTGCATCATCGATCAGTATGGCCGCATCGGCTCGCGCAAAGGGTGGAGTCGCGTCAATAGCTCGTCTGGCAACCTGGGCGCTAACAACGTCGGAGTAATTCACGAGCTGGTGCAAGTTGACGGCACATTGACCGTGCTATTCGCTGGCAATAATAAACTGTTCAAGCTCGACGGCTCTAACGCTGTTTCCGAATTGACCTACGGGGGAGGGGGTACGACCCCGACGATCACCGCAAGCAACTGGTCTTGTGCTTCGCTCAATGGCATCACTTACTTCTTTCAGTCCGGCCATGATCCGCTGATCTTTGACCCGGCAGTGAGCACCACGACCTATCGCCGCGTGAGCGAGAAGGTGGGTTACGCTGGCACGGTGCCGTCGGGCAATATCGTCATCTCGGCTTACGGACGTTTGTGGGTTGCTGATACAGCAACGGACAACACGACGGTATCGTTTTCTGACATTTTGGCAGGCCATGTTTGGACTGGTGGAACGTCTGGCACGTTGGACATTAACCGAGTGTGGCCCAACGGCGCTGACAACATTTCGGGATTGGCCGCGCACAACAACTTCCTGATCATTTTTGGATCACGCCAGATTCTGGTGTATTCGGGCGCTACGACGCCTTCGTCGATCACGCTGTACGACACCGTGGGCGGCATTGGCTGCATTGCCCGTGATTCGATTCAGAACACCGGCAAGGATGTGCTGTTCCTGTCCAACTCGGGCCTGCGCTCGTTTGCGCGGACGATTATCGAGAAGTCAGCGCCGCTGGGTGACTTGTCGAAAAACGTGCGAAACGATTTGATGAACATCGTGAGCGGCGAGACGCTTGCCAACATCAAGTCTGTTTATTCTGAAAAAGAAGCCTTCTATCTTTTGACGTTGCCGATCGTCAAAGAGGTCTACTGCTTTGACACTCGCGTGTCGTTGCAAGATGGCGCATTCAGGGTAACTGTTTGGGACTCCATTGAACCCACTGCGCTACTGTCACGACGCAACGGCGATCTGCTGCTCGGCAAGTTGGGCTACATCGGCAAATACGGGACGTATAAAGACCACACATCCTCCTACCGGATGCAGTACTACACGAACCACGCTGACCTGGGCGATCAGAACGTCACCTCAATTTTGAAGCGCCTGAAGGTGATCGTCATCGGCGGGTCTAACCAGTACGTCACAGCAAAGTGGGGATTTGATTTTTCGACAAACTACTTGTCGGCCAATATGTTGATCCCGACTCAAAACGAATCTGAGTACGGCATTGCCGAATATGGCGCTAACGGTGTGCCTGTCGCCCAATATTCTGATGGTGTAGCGTTGCAACAGTTGCAAACTTCAGCTAGTG